GATATTCAACCCATGGCGATGACACGTGATGAAGCAATGACGGAATTGGCGTTGTTTACCAACGCGACGGAATACCCAACGGTTGATTCGGCCACACTTGGTTCATTCCTTGATGATTACGTCAGGTTTACGCCATGGGCGGCATCAACGGCATATTCCGTCGGTGATGTGATTGTGCCGACCGTGCCCAATGGCCGTTTGTATGAATGTCGCACACCGGGTACCAGTGCGGCAACTGAACCACAATGGCCTTATTACGGTTCATATACCGGGTATTACACGCAGGATGGAACCGGTACGCCCGTGTTGACTTGGGTTGACCAAGGGCCGGCCCACGTTGAACGGTACGACACCCGTTCAGCTGCAAGGGCCGTTTGGATTTACAAGGCCGGATTATTGGCCAACCAAATTGATACCAGTGAAGGCCCAACCGACGTGAAGCTTTCTCAGCTGCAATCGCATTGTTTGGCGATGGCTGAACGATACCGCCCGATGGTGGTATTCGTATGATTGCCGCCGGGTTGATTGATGTATTGGGCAAAGGCGTGATGCGGGCGATTACCGGCACGTCGGCCCACATTTACCGCACAACGGTCACCACCGACGGGCGCGGCGGTCAAACCCAAACATGGCGCAAGGTTGCCACATTGCAGGTCAGATTACGCAACGTAAAAGACAACGAAACGATGGTTGGTGACGCGCTTCAATCCGTGTCAACGTGGGTGATGGTGTGCGATAGGTCGGCCAACATTGCCGTCAATGACCGCGTGCGCGTTGACGAAATGCCGGGATTGTATTTTGAAGTCATGGGCAACAACATCGGCCAAAGTGACCTAGTGTGTCAATCGGTTGACTTGGTGCAATATTCCGACGGGGAGTGGTTGTGATGGATGAAAAGCAAGTCGTTTTTAATACTCAACAGATATTCGCGGGTTTCGTGGGGGCACTGGTGATGGTATTGAAGCAAAAGGAAAAACGGTCAATATTCATTAATATTGCGTCGGTAATTGCGGGCACCGCATCAGCGACATATCTGACACCGATTGTCGGGCAAGTGTTGCATCAAACTGACCCGAATTATTTGCTTGGGTTTGCATTCCTATTTGGCGCGCTTGGGTTGCGTTCAATTGAAATCATGGCCGACGTGTTGGGCCTTGATGGCAAACCGGGATTGGATAAGCCCATTACGATGGATGACATCAAATGAATCACACCGCGACGGTTCAGCTGACCGGCAAAACCATTAATGCCGATGGCACCATTCAAGTTTCGTTTGATGACTTGACCGGTTTTGCCTACGGTGACGAATCCGGATTGGTCATTGATTGCGAGTTGCGCGATAGTCAATTTGCGGATTACTTGAAAAGCTTGCTGATTTGTATGCTGGTCGAGCAAGGTATTAACACGGTTGGGAAAACGCTACATTTGGATTTGACTGAACCAAATGGCAATATTGTGAAGGTGATTTAATTGGCCGTCATAACCACGCCGACGTTTTTGAACACGGGCACGTTTGGGTTGCGGCAAGCGCAAGCACCAAGCACGGCATCATTAAGCGCGGCCATCACCAACGGGGGCATCGCGTTTCCGTTCATCGCTGACGCAACCATCACGTGTACAACAATCAGCACGCATTTTTCCAGCATCGGAACAACGTTTGGATTGGCGTTGACGGTTGGAATTCAAGCTGATAGTGGAACCGGCATCCCGTCGGGCACATTTTTGACCAACGGTAGTGTGACAATTCCGGCCAACACGTTTTCAACGGCCGCCAACTTTACGGCATCAAGTGGTTCACCGACCATCACGACGGCCGCCGCCCATTATTTGACCGTCGGTTCAGTCATTCAATTTGCGAATACAACGGGTGGTGTATCAACAGGCACCAACTATTTCGTCAACAGCACACCGTCAGCGACGACATTCACAATCAGCACATCGGCAACCTTAACGCCTTCATTCAGCTTCACCGCCAACGTCACCAGTGGGGCCAACAAATATACGCGCCAATCGGGTTGGATTGATATTGCGCTGACCGGTGCATCATTGACGCAAGGTTCAGCTTATTGGATTGTGTGGCAATTCAGCTCAACCGGTTCCGGTGCAATCAATATGTTCACCGGGTATTCAGGAACATCAACCCAATCCGTAATATATGGGCTTGGGTACGCTTCACGTGTTGGTGGGGCATGGTCAAAAACAACCACCACGCGCGGCGTTGCAGTTGCATATTCTGACGGTACATCGTGGTATGGAACGCTTGATGTGCCGGGATTGGTCAATTCGCAAACACTCAACAACAATGACCGCGTTGGTGTACGCTTCACGGTTCCGGCGAATCATCCCGACATTTTGATTGAACGCTTTGCAATCGGCATATCGCAAGCTTCATCAGCCAATACAACGATGACGTGGAAATGTGATTTGTACACCGACACATCCACACCGTCGTTGATTGCTAATTTGTCGGCAATTGATGGAACCGTGAACGCCAATACCGGCACGCAATATTCAACGGTATTTCAAACCAATGGTACGCAATGGTTGACCGCCGGCACATCGTACATATTCGTCGTGGGATATGACATCACACCGACAAATGCACCAGTGCGGCAGATATTCACAAATATATTGCCCGCCGGTCGGCGCGGCATTATCGGCGCATATGGCGGTGATTTCATCTTGAATTGGCAAGGCGTGAACACGTGGTTTTTAACCAATCCCGATGTGATGATTCCGTGGGCGTTGACCATCGGCGCATTGCGATTTGAAAATTCAGGCGGCGGTGGTGGTGGTGGTTTTTACAATGCATCAAGCGGTTTTGCGGGGATTGGCGGTAATTAATGCCTACATTTACAACCGATACTGAATTGTATTTCCCCATGTTGGGATTTGAAGGCGCAATCAGCGTTGGCACCGGAACAATCAACGCCAACAATGGTGGGATTTGTTGGGTGTATGAAGCTGAAGAAACGGCGACCATCACGCGTATTAGCTTGCGCGTTTCGGCCGTCGGCACGACACCGTCATCATCATTGTCGGTCGGCCTTCAAAGCTTGACATCAGGCGCGCCAAGCGGCAACTGGTTGGATGGTGCCGGCACATCATCGACCAATTTTGCGGCTGAAGCTGGTGGTTCAACCGGTGTAAAAACGTATACCTTGCCCAATAGTGTTTCATTGACCGCTGGTCAGGAATTCGCCATTGTGGTGCGTAATCCAACCACGGGTTGGACGGGGAATATCAGCTTCAACTTAACGCATATGGCATCAGGCACGGCAAGCAACCCGTACACCATCACGCGTTCATCGGGCGTGTGGTCAACCACGCGCGGGTTCAACTTTCCAAGTCATGCATTCTATGGTTCATCAACCAAGTGGTACGGGTTGTGTGGGTTATCAACCGCTGAATCATCAGGCACGGTTCCAAGTGGTGCCAACGAAACGGGAATTGCAATCACAATTCCAAGCGGTCATCCTGATGTCCGATTGCACACCGTGTACGCCAAATTTGCGACGTACAACGCATCATCAACATTCACCTGCATTGTGCGCAATTCAGGCGGCACGGCATTAAATACCACCACGTATGACCAAGATTTCACGTCACCGTCAGGGTATTACCCATGCGTGTTGTCATCCGATGTATGGCTGACCGCCGGCAATAAATATTTCATTATGTTTGGGGCCGCGACCGGAACAGCACCAACGCCGCGCGTCATGACCGGTTTTGTATCGGCCGCGTTGCTTGCTGATGTGTCAAGCGGTGTTGTGTGTAATACGGCAACGTACAACGGCACGACGTTCACCGAAACAACAACGGCCCGCCATTGTGGTTCATTAGTCTTCAATGGCGTGCGATATGACCAAACAGGTGGAACGCCTGTGTATATAATCCCGTCGGGTTTCAATCAACTGGGGTAATGCAATGTTTCAAATAAGGCAAAGTGAATCAACGGCCGCGCGCCGGCGAATACCGGTGTTGTTTGTGTCTTCAACCGACGGATTCACGCCGGTGACACCAACATCACCAGCGGCGTACATATCAGCCAACGGTGCCACATGGGTTGCCACAACTAATGCGGTGGCCGTTGCCACATTGGCGGCCGGTCAAGCTGCCGCCGGCGTGTATTACCTTGAATTAACGGCCGCTGAAGTTGCCAACCTTGGATGGATTACGGTGAACATCCAAGCTTCAAACGCGCGGCAATACAACGCGCATATTCAAGTGATGGCATTTGACCCATACGATGTTGTGCGCATCGGATTGACATCATTGCCAACCGTCGCCCAAGGCAATGCGGGTGCGTTGCTGACATCGGGCATCGGTGTTGCACAACTGAACGTGTCAAGCGGAAACGTCGCCGGTTCAGTTGCATCGGTTGTCGGCAACGTTGGCGGTTCCGTGGCATCCGTCACCGGAAACGTCGGTGGTTCCGTTGCGTCGGTGACCGGTTCCGTTGCGTCAGTGACCGGAAACATTGGTGGTTCCGTCGCATCGGTCACGGGCAACGTTGGCGGCAACGTTGTCGGTTCCATTGGTTCATTGACGGCCACGGCCGTTCAGAATATTTGGGATGATGCGACCAGCTCATTAACCACGGTCGGTTCCGTCGGAAAGCTGATTGTTGACAACCTTAACGCAACCGTCGCGTCGCGTGCAACCGATACCGGCGTATGGGCCGCAGGAACGCGCACATTGACGGCCGGCACCAATATTGTTTTGGCCAAGGGTACTGGCATTACAGGATTCAATGACATTGCCGCAACCGATGTATGGGCCGCAACCACGCGCACATTGTCAGCGGGCACGAATATTGTGTTGGCCAAGGGTGTGGGCATTACCGGATTCAACGACATCACGGCAAGTAATGTGTGGTCGGAAACGTTGCCGGGTTCATACACATCAACCCAAGCTGGTTTCAAGCTGAACGCCGCCGGAAGTGCCGCTGACCCATGGTCAACCACGTTGCCGGGTGCGTATTCGGCCGGAACAGCAGGTTTTATCATTGGGAACAACCTGAATTCGGCGGTGGGTAGTGTGCCAACCAACGTATGGGCCGCAGGAACGCGCACGCTGACCGCTGGAACCAATATTGTGTTGGCCAAGGGTACCGGGATAACAGGATTTAATGACATCACCGCATTGTCAGTGTGGGATGTTTTGGCATCAACCGTTTCGGTCACCGGTTCAATTGGTCTTCAGCTGAAAACCAATGTTGACGCGGCCATATCAACCCGATTGTCGGCCGCCGGATATACGGCACCACTGACAACCACCGGCACCGCCCAAGCGGTTTGGAACGCGCTGACATCAGCCCACGTCACCAATGGTTCGTTTGGTGAACGCGTGTTGCGGTCAGCATCAACACAATCAACGGTTGCGGTCACGGGTTCAAATCACGTTGCGGCCGACGTACATGAATTGCAACCAGCGGTCATCACGGCCGCCGATTTTGCGGCAAATGCCATTGATGCCAACGCATTGGCGGCAAGTGCCGTTACTGAAATTCAAACCGGATTGGCAACGGCATCAGCGGTGGCAACTATCAACACGACAATCACCAAGCTTGATTCGACATTGCAACCAAGCGGTGCGGTGTATCAATTCACGGTCAACGCGCTTCAGTTGGCCCCAAGCGGCGGCGGTGGTGGTGGTTCATCGGTCAGTATCGCCAATGGCCCATACAACATTGTTGCCGATTCGTTGGGTGCAAATGACGCGCTTGACATTCAACAATCAACGTCACAATCAATCAGCTTGCGGTGTGTTGATTCAGCTGGTGCGGGCGTTTCGTTATCCGGTGCCACATTGGCCGTCAAGGTGTACAACACCGCTGGAACGCTGGTCACGACGTACACGGGCATCGCAACATATGCGCCCGATGGTTGGTTGTCATTTGACTTGACCACGACGGTGACCAACACCGTTGGTACATATACAATTACCGTCACACGCACAACCGGCGCGACCGACGTGACCATATATGGCCCGTTGCGCGTGTACGTCAGGGGGATTTAATGTCAACGTTTATTACTCTGAATGCTGACCCGGAAAACGTGGTCAGCCAATCAGCTTGGGTTGGTGAATGGCACACATATGTGTGCCGGTTGGTTGATGACACCGGCGCGCCAGTTGACATCACCACGGGCACATTGTCGGCGACATATACCGACGTGAACACCGGTTCAGCGTATTCGTTTGGTGGTGGCACAACAACCATCACCAAGCAATATTCCAGCCAAGGCGTGATTTCCATTCTATTTCCAGCTGCATTTCCGGCCGCTGCGGTGGTGCGCATCACGGTGGCAATTACAAATGGAACCACGGTCACGCGATATGGCCCGCTGGTGTTGACGATACTTGCCCCATGATTAGCGTGAAAATAAATGTTGACCATCACGAAAAGATTGCCGCCAACCTTGAAGCGCAGGTTTCCAAAATCGTGATGGCCGTTGCGCTTGGTGTTGAAGGTGAAGCCAAGCGTTCAATCATGCAACGCAAAAGCAAGTATCGCCGGTATTACGTCACCCGTGGTCGCGTTGTGGAACGCAAGAAAAACGGAAAGGTCATTGGTGGGCGTGTGCGCCGCGTGCGGCGTGAACACTGGTCAAGCGCACCCGGTGACCCACCAAATACCGACACGGGATTTTTGGCCAATTCGATATTCAGCCGCCGGTTGACCAAATACAAATCGCAAGCTTATTGCACCGCCCGTTATGGGTTGCCGCTGGAATTGGGTTGGGCAACGAAAAGCGGCAAGCGTGTACGCGCGCGACCGTTCATGCGGCCGGCGTTGGAAAAATACCGCCCGCGATTTGTGCGGATGATAAAGGGGGCCTTACGTGACTACAAATGACACATCAACAATTGATTCGGTGTTGTTCAATGTGCTGACCGGCGATGCAACGCTGATGGGAATGTTGGCACCGGATAATCTGCCCAATGGATACCAACAATCGGTATATGGGCACATGGTGCCCGAAATTGACCCGGTCAGCCGCAAAACACCACGGCCGCCATACGTTGTATTCAGCATGGAATCGGGCGGCGGTCAGGATGAATACACGCTTGGATTGGTGCGCGTTTTATCGACACCGACATATCGGGTGACGGTGTGCGATACTCAAACCGGTGGTGGGTCAGCGGTGTTGGTTCAGGAAATCACCGACCGGATAGGTCAATTGATTGATGGGTTGATACGTGAAGACACAACGCCAAGTATTGCATTCAGGCGCATGAATACAAATCTGAATTTTGCTGAACAGGACGGCGGCAAGGTTTACATCACGCTTGATTCGATATATCGGGTATTCGTTCATTAAGGGGGCCATATGCCAAAGTTTGCAGTTTTTTACAACGTTGGGGTCAAGATTGGTATCGGTTCATTGCAAACCAGTGGTGCGCAAGGAACATTGACAACCACCGACCAAAGCGCGCTTGCCCGTTCAATCAAGGTTCAGGAATCGGTCAACTTCACCGACGTGAAAAGCTTGGCCGACACAATGGAAAAAAGCTTGGTGTTGACCGACACCGGTTCCATTGATGTTGAATTGATGTATGACTTGGCCGCCGGCAACGTATCGCCAATCCTTCACGGCAACCGTGGAAAATTCATCAAGATTGATATCGTTATTGCGGAAAGCACACCGGCAACCACCACATATGTTGGCGTGATTCAGCAAACCAGCTTGGGCACTGAAGTTGACGGAATTCTGACCGAAAGCGCGACAATCAAGCTTGGTGTGGCATACGCTACATCATTTAACGCATAATCGGATTATGTCATTAAGTGAATTGGTTGAATTACCGGCGCAAGCACGCCGGCCGAATCTGGTCATTGACCTTTCATCGTTTTTGGGCGATGGTAAGGCCATTGAATTTCGTGAACCCACGTTGGGTGATTTATACCCTGACCAATCGTTGACTGAACGTTTGCGTATCAGCTTTCCATTGATGCATAACGAGCATATTGCCGGGTGCATCATCATGGGCCGTTGTTACGTGAAAAACAACAATGAATCCGGTCAGGACACAATCAGGACGATGTGTACGATATTCGATAAAAACCCACGAATATATTTGCACATTGCCCGACAATTCAACGCGGAATTCATGACTGTATATACCGAATCGCTGGTTGAATCAAAAAACGCCTTGACGGAATAGCGCGGGACATCCTGTACTATTCCGTCAAATACCTTCATCGTCATCCAGCCGAATTGAACATTTCGATTGACCAAATGGGGCAGGTTGCATACATTGCCCGTGAAATCGAAAAAATTGAAAGCGAGAAATGGCAATGAATCTGGCCGACTTGACGGTGACAATTCACGCCGATGGTGTTGAAGAAACAACCCGTGGAATTCGTGATGTTGGTGGTGCCATTGCTGCGGCACAAAGTGAAGCTGCCGCAATGGGTGCCGCATTGGCCGGCATGGGTGCGGCCGTTGGTGTGGTCGCGGCCATCGGTGCGGCCTTTTACAAAGTTGGTCAGGCGGCCGTCAATGCCGCATTGCCGATTGATGGATACCGGCGCGCATTGGCCGCGTTGAGCGGCGATATCGCGTCATATGAAAACCAAATCAAGCGGTTGACCGACATTGCCAAATTGCCGGGTTTAGGCCTTGAAGAAGTGTTCCGTGGTGCAACTCAGCTTCAAGGTTCAGGTATCACGGCCGACACATCGGCGGTGATGATTAAAGAATTAGGCAACGCAATTGCGCTGGTTGGTCGCGGCAAAGGTGAATTCAAAATGGCCGTTGACCAATTGGCGAAAATGGCCGGCCTTGGGAAAGTCACCGCTGAAGACTTGGGCCAAATTGCGGCCTACGCACCAACCATGCGAAATGCATTTCAACGCGCGCTTGGCACGCTTGACGCTGAAAAAATCAAGAAAATGGGATTATCCATGGAACAGATTTTCAAGCGCGTTGGCCGTGTCATGCAGGATGAAGCGCGCGGCGCGGTGTCATTCCAAACGGCAATCGATAACCTTGCGGATTCATTCCAAATCGCAATGGAACCATTGGGCACCGGGTTGCTGACCGCGTTCACCCGTCAAACCCAATATGCCCAAAGCTTTTTTGATGACCTACAAAAAATCAATGAACAATTGGCATTGATGATTATGCGCACCACCGCGCTTTCATCGCCGATGCAATCGGCATTTGGTTCACCTGCATTGATGATGTTGGATGCATTTGACAACACAATCAAAGACATCATCGCCAATTTGGCGCAAGTGGGATTGAATCTTGAAGAATTCGCGTATAACGCGCAATTGGCATTTGTACGCTTGATGAAAGCACCGTTGGGATTGATTGACCCAAACATCGCCAAGGGTACGGATACCGGATACAAAAAATATACAACGTATGATGAAGCGCGGGCATTTGTTGGCACCTATTCCAACACAATGGATGCGGTCGCGCGTGCGTCAGTGCAAGTGCCAAAAATAGGCAAGGTGCCACAATTGCCGCCTACCAACAAAGATGACAAAGACACCAAGGAATCGAAAAACCATTTGCGACGCATTGAAGCAAATACCAAAAAGACCGCCGACGCGTTGAGCTTTGCCCGTCAAGTATTTGGTGGTCGCCAATTGGGTCAGCTTGGCATCACGGCCGTTGAAGCAAATCAGGCCAAAAACCAATTCAGGGGCACGACGGTGATTCCGGGTTCAACGATGATTAATCGCGGGTTGCAACAAATCATCAATCAAACACAACGTTCATATCAATCAACACCATTGGCAAGGTATTAATCGTGTACGAATACAGGTTGCAATTTGATGTTCCTGAACCACGGCCCGAAAAGGGCCGATTGGCGACCGGGTACGACGGGACAATGTTGGCGCAAGGTTTCCGCACCAGCGGCATTTGGATTGACCCATGCACGTTGACCGCGATGTTGAAGCCGTTGCCGTTGACTGAATTGTGGGCCACCAGCTACACCGGAAATTATGCCCGATTTGACCCAAACGCCGCATATACGATACCGACACCAACCAAGTGGGAACGCATCCAAATTAGGGCCACCGGTGATTACTTTTTGCGCGCCAAGCAAGCAACCAGTGAAATTGTTCAGGTGACCACGGCATTGGCGGCCAATCAACCAATGTTCATGACGTGGTACAAACCCGACGTGAAAATCATGGCCGATTCACCGGTGTTGCGCGTGTATTACAATTACCAAGCGGCGACCACGTCAGGTGAATTGAAAATCGTATTTTATTCATCGGGTAAATGCGAAATATATAAAAACGGATTATTGGTCGGTGAATATGACCGCCAAGGTAGCAATTACGCCGCTGGGTCAGGATATGTCGCGACGTATTCAACCAATCAACAATTCAACGATATTTTGATAATCCCGTATCGGCGGCGTGAATTGTTGGTGCATACGAATTACGGGTTGAGCTTCACCCACGTATTCACCGATTTGGATGAATCGCTGACCAATAACGTCATCACACCAGCTGGTAAATTTGCATTTTCGGTTCCGACCGGAAAAGCTGCGTTGCAGGTTGCGCTTTGTAAATTTTCCCAAAGTGGAACGTTTGTCGCAAGTCAACAGGTTTTGCGCTATGCACCGCCGGCGACGGTTGCTGGCCCGCCCGTGTATCCATTGTTCACGTATGAATCGTACGGTGATACTTGTGGGCCTACGGGTGACACGCTGACAACGTCAACGTCGCTGGTGTGGGAACAAACCGGTGTTGCTGATTGGACGGCATGGCCAACCATCGACAATGGCGTTTCGTCATCATGGGATGGTGTCAAAAAGACCGTACGCGTGAAGGTCAGCTTATCCAACAACAACCGTACGCAAACGCCCACCATTTATGGCGTTGAAGCTTATTTTGACCCATACCCAACACAAACCTATAACGGCATTACCGATGTATCAAGCACGGTCAAATCAATGGGCCTTGAAGTTGGTGAAGACGGTCGCGCCCAATTAAGCTTGGAATGCTGGTCAAGCTTGATTGCGTCAACCGGTGTGGCACAACCAGAAATCACAAGTGACCGACCGTTCAGGTTGCAAATCAAAACGAAAGATGCCGTTGCCGGATATGGCGCATATTCAGCCAACGTGACCATCAACGCGGGAAACCCGCAAATCCCATCAGGCGGCAACACATATGCGGTCAATGACACCGTGCAATTCGACACCAACGCCGGCAATATCATTGCGGGCAATTTCTACGTCGTTGCGACCGTCACGGGCACAACGTCATTCACGTTGGCCGGAATCACACCGACCGAATATGGAACCCTGAAGCACCGGAAATTGAACACCGGCCCATTTTCAACCGACGTGACAATCAATTCAGGTGACGCACAAATACCGGCCGGCGGCAATACATATGTGGTCGGGGATACCGTCAAATTTAATTCCAATTACGGCAATATCAATGCGAATACGTTGTATGAAATCGAAACCGTCACGGGCACAACATCATTCACATTGGCCGGAATCACGCCAACGGAATACGGAACCGTCAAACATCAAAAGGTCATTTTGACATCACCCGCCGTTTTTTGTGATTTGATTATCGGCACACTATCAAGCCCTAAAATCACACGCGGCGAAAATGATTATTCTGATAAATGGTCGATATATCAATATGATGGTTTTGACCGTGGCAACGATTTTGACATCACGATGGTGCAAGCTTCACCGGCGTTGGATGATTACCCGTTTGGCAATGCGATTCGTAATTTGATTCGGTTGTGCGGATACGTTGACGATGGCGGCGCATACGACAATTGCAGTGTGTTCATCGCTGATGACGGGTTGCCGGGTGAATTCGTGTTGCCGTTCACAACCAACGCATCAAAGGGTGAATGGGCGTGGGATGTTGAACGCGGTGAAACCGTCGGTGGGGCATTGGATAGGCTACAACAGGATTTTGCGGCAACGTGGGTCAAAGGTTGGATGCCCAATTCTAACAACGCTGGTGGGTACACGTATGCATGGGAAAAGCCCAACACTACACCCACCGCCGCCGATGTCACCGTGTGGCAAAAGTTGACCGATGCACGTGACCCGGCCAAAGGTAATTTGCCGATGCCGTACGCGTCATTTTGTACAATCCGCAGCTTATCGGTTTGGACGGAACCAGCTGAATGCAATTCGGTGGTGGTGGTTGGACGTGACCCACGACGGGGGCAAATGATATACGGGTATTACCAAGATGGGCCAAGTCAAACGGCAACGACGGCACCAGCTTCACGCCCGATGAATTGGCGCGGGCGGCCGGTGCATTATATTTTGACTGACCCAAACCTGACATCGCAAAGTAAGGTTGATTATTCGGTCGGTATTCTTCAAGACCGATTGACGCAAAATCGCGAATTGATTGAATTTGAATCCGATTTATTGATTCGTAATTTGGGTGCGCCTGAAGACCAAAGGCCTATTTGGATTAATGACATCGTCAAGGTGATGGGGCCAACGGGCACGTCGGTTGTTGGTTGGTATCGTGTCATCAGCATTCCGCAAATTGAATTCGTCATTGATGGTTCAAACCGTGTTCCCGTCAGGCGGTGTACATATCGGTGTGAACGCGTGACAATCCCAAGCTGATGACAAACGGCGTGTATGGTCAAAATACGCGCCCATAGGGGCATTAAATAAATGGCGACGTATTTGGATTTGACGCGTACATCAAATCAATCATGTGCTTTCGCGTTCAACTTGAAAAACCGATTCATTGACCCGTCATGGAGTAAGCCGCCGGGTTTTTATGAATTCACCAATTCGGTTGATTTTACGGTCGGTGGTCATTATGGATGTTCAGCGCGATTTCAAACGTTGTACATCGTGACACCGTCGGCATCGGTGCCCGTCACGGTGCCTTGGACGTGGGCCGTAAAAATACGCGTGACGGTCAACAATGGCCATGGCACGACGACAACGCAGGATGTTTTGATTGATAGTGGTTCATTCCCACCGGGTACGCCCAATTATTACGATAAATCGTTTTCAATATCGGGCACGTTTAGTTTTTCATGCCCGACCGGGATTTATTACGACATCACGGAATCACAACCCGACGCGCTGACCCACACACACCCACCATACACGGCATACACGCAATATGAACGGTCGATTGCTGGTGGAACGGCCGTGTGTCAAGCAACGGTCAACGCGACCACCACAACGGCAACCAGCACGATAACCACGCCGCAATCAACCAATTACCAATTCACCTTCACCGGAACCAATGTGTGCGTTGGTGCCTTAGCGGGCGTTGTTGATTTGTTGGTGTCAGCTTGCTTGACCAACAGCATCGCAATCCCAAATTATTCATATATTCAGTTTATTTCCGCTGATTTTTTCGTCAGCCAAACCGGAACAATCGAGCTGAAAAATACCGGCACTGATGACGCATTTGGTGACCCGGCGACAACGACGGGCGTGTTGACCAGCGCGGTGGCCTTGAAGCGCAATATTCGGATGATGGGCAAAATCAATGCCTTTGATATTTCATATCCTGACCAGCTGACGGTCAAGCTGACGGGATTGGATACGACGTTTCGGACAATCACGCCGACGGGTTCATACGAAGAATTACACACAATCAACAACTATAGTTTTGCTTCAACGCTGACCGCTGGTGGAACGCCGGTAAGCCAATCATCAGCCGCAAACAATATTCCGGCAAAATTCAAATCTGAAATCATTGCTTCAAGCTTGACCGCCAACGGTGATGACAATAAGGCAACGCGCTTGCCGTTTCGTGGTTGGAATTTCCCCGGTGCCACGATGTCATTGCCTAATGACCTACAAATCACCGCTGGTGGTTCAACCAACAATCGGGCGTTTTCCCCGTACGAAAATTTCAACGGATACCGGTATTTGGACGTTGAGGTTAAATCATTATCGGGCACGACGGAATCAAGCGTGGTGACGTGCTTGGCGCAGCCCAACAGCGATTCAAAACAATGGAATATCCAAACCGGTTCAGCAACCTATGAATTCAAGCGGATTGATTTACTTTGCCCGCAGAATAAATCATCAACCATTGATTCGCAAGATGACCCGTACCCACGCCTGAACCCAACTTACCCGACATCATTTCCGGGGCAAGAAATACAGAATTCGGATTATTACGGCATCACGCGCATATCCAATTTGACGATGGGCAATGCAAATGTTCAGCTTGGCCGTGTCTTTTTGCGGGCCAATGCGGATTCAGTAAAAAGTACATTTGTGCCGTCATTTAATTATGGATTATCCAACTTCAGGAAATTTCAAACCGACGCGCTGATATCCGGCAACGTCGTGTCGTATTACGGGCGGCGTTTGTGGCAAGTATCGGTTGAAGGCCGCAATGAAGAAGAATTCGACATTTATTATCAAATCAGCGGTGGGTCAACAACATGGGTGCCGCTGACCATCGCTGACTTTGTCAATCGAATATTGGCCAACCAACGTGGTTGGTCAGCGACCACCAGCACGGCCGTCGGTTCAGGTATGGCGGCGTATGCCAATTCAATCACCGGGTATGCGGCATGGTTGGGTGGTTTGACGTTTAAGGCCGACACGGGCGGCGGCACCATTCAAAAGGATTGGATTGGTGTTGTTCAAAACGCCGGTTCACCCGATTGCACGGTTTTGGCGCAAACCTATTTTGATGAAATAAATGGCGATTTAATCCCCGATTATGTTGACCCATTTGGCGTGTACAAAAGTGATACGCACATCACATTGCCGTCATCAACGATATTGCGCGGCCACGCCCATGGTGTGTTGTTCAAGGATGATTTCACGCCTAAGCTTGGCGGCACCGTCGTTTGGTCAATAACTTCATCAAGTGCGTCGCGTGGTTCAGGCACATCAACAGCAAATGGTGAATATCAAACGGGTACACCGAAAGGATTACCAACGCAGGGCCACACGGCAAGTCATACATCATACGCATATGATGTACCCACAACGTTCACCGGTAAACGTTGGCGCGTGACATTTTCTGACGCTCAACAATCGGGAAATATCATTGGCGCGGCGGTCGCTGGTGACCAAACCGTGACGCTTGGAATTGGCAACGCCGGCGTGTATCAGCTTTGGTTGACCGGCGATGCAACACCGACGAATTGGTATCAAACGCCAACGGGATTGACCACCGTACAAAAGGCCGATTTGTGCTATTCACAAACCGATAATGACCAGAAAATCATCGCGGTGGTTCAGATATCCGGCAGCATTTATCGGTATGAAACAACCACACAAGGAACATTGACCATGGCCACATTGATTGCATCGGGAACATTGCCACGGGTGACAACCAACCCGTATGGCATGGAATACATCGCATATCGTGATTCAGCTGGTGCGCTCAAAGTGTGCCGTCGTGATGCCCAAGGCAACACGCTTAGTACAACCACGGCCGTGGCAAGTATCACGGCCAATGAATTCGATATTTGGTGGCGGTTGGATATTTTATATATCTGCTATCAAGCGACCGCAGGATTGACCGTGATTACATCAACGGATGATGGGGATACTTGGGCATAATGTGTGATGTGATGTTGGGAGAAGAAAGGCACACCACACCACACATCAAAAGGAGTGTATATGGCACAACGTAAAATCGCCATTTTGGCGGCAAAAGATGCATTATCAAATGTTGGCGTGCATGAAGAAACGGGCAACAACGACGGCAAATATATTCGGATATATCAACAATCATGTGTTCCGCCAATCGGTGAACACGGCCCATGGTGCGCCGGGTTTGTCGTGTACCGATATACACAGGCCGCGCTTCAGCTTGGTGACGATGTACCCGATGATTACCCGTTGTCGGGTTGGTGCCCAAGCTTCAGCAAGTGGGCCAAGAAAAACGGGTTGTGGATACCGGCGATGTCGTGTGTTCAGGACAAAAACCAAGTGCGCGTTGGTGACCAAGCGTTGTTCTATTTCAAAACGTTGGGCCGCATCGGGCACACCGGCATTGTGGTTGAAGTTGACCCCAACGGGCGCGGTGTTTGGACGGTTGAAGGTAATACGTCACCTGAACCGGATGATTACACCCACGTTGAACGTGAAGGCGATGGCGTGTACCGTAAATGGCGCACATGGGGCGAATTCGGCCAATATGGTGGGTTTGCCCGCATTGACTTTTGAAACAACAAAAGGGGCATGAATTTCATGCCCCAATTGCCGATGAATACCATGAAATATTACCGTGATATTCAAAAGGAAAAACCCGGCATCGCCGGGTTTTGTTTTTACATATTCCTGATTGCAATCAACGCTTCAGCGATGCCTTCACCTTTTTTGATGTGTACCACCATCACGCCTTCAAGTAATCCGCGCTCAACCAGCTGACTTGCAACCTTGATGTATGACCGGCGTGTGTTGCGCTCAACCTTGAATTCGCATTCATTGTTTGCCATGCGTTCAGGTGAAAATAGCAATTGCATTGTGTTTTCAGCCTTGAATTGTTCATACAATTCATCCTGCAATTTACGGTTGGTTTTGCCGTTGAGGAAATAATCGCTCATTTTGGTGCGCTTGATTGTATACATTTGCCTTTTGTATCCCATGGCAACCATCGTGCCCCATGCGAATTCAAGTGCGTCACCGACGGTCTTGGATGGTTGGTCGGCGATGATTTGTGCGTCGGTAAGGCCGGAAAGCAAATTCTTGACAAAGTTGATTTCGGCAACGGTAAGGTTTTCGGTATTCATGTTGTGAATATACCGGCCATCATCAAGTTATGTCAAAACATTTTGCGTAAACCAGTAAAAATACCCCAAAAATAATTTGGGGCATTTTCAGTGGTCAAGCAATCCTTGACAACCCGCAAGGATTTATTGTTGGTTGGAAATGCGTTTGTAGAATCCTTCATCATCAAGCTGAATGACTTCAACCCATTCACCGGTTGACAATTCCAGCAATATTCCAATGATGAATTCATGAATGAATTGTGCATTGACGCAATCAACGTGTGGTGTCTGTTGGTTGTTGTAATACAACGCGATTGACCCCGACGGTGTGAAATAGACTTGAACCGATGATTTCTTCATTGCGCTTCAATCCTGAATGATACACAACCGTATTTCTTGCCGATATCCATGGCGGCCTTTTTGGTTGACACACAACACAACCAATTTCGTGAATCACGGTTGCCTTTGTAGCAATGCCACCCGTTGTCAGTTTTGATTAATATTCCCATCATTTTTTCGATACCCCTGTTGTCATTTTGAATGATTGTTTTTCGGGTTCAATGACAAACCCGTTTTCAGCTGCAAGTGATTCATCACCCATCAATTCAGATTTCGTTTGGTCATCCAGCTTGCTAATCAAAACGCGCTTTTCAACCACCACCGCATCAGGCGCGTGACGTTCAATGAACGCCATGGCCTTTTCTTCATCATGAATCACCACCTTGGGCTTGACCGTGACAAACCTGCATTGAATGAACGGGTTGGTGTAGGTTTTGGCGGCCGGTGTGCCATCAGCGCGACGCGGCAGATTTTCCCAAGCGTACCGTTCAAGTTGCGTTCCATAAGTTGAACGCAAATATTCAAGCTTGCTTTTCGACCGGCGCAACATTGCCGCGACGTTTTCAATTACCGCATCAAGTTGACATTGGCGACCATACACATCAACTTCAGCTTGCATGATTTGGCGGCTGATGAATAGCGCATCATCATCGCTGATGATTGCCGCCGGCCAACCATGAACGGCTGAACCGGCGTATTCGCCCGTTTCGTCATCAATCAAGTCATCGCCCACGCGAATAATTGCCATATTAATTTCCCCCATTAATCGGTTTTAATTTTGGTTGTGGTGGTGCGGCGTGTTGCCGTGGTGCCACCGCATCATTTCCATCCAAATCATCATCAGCTGAAATCATCAGCAATGAACACAACGCGTACCGTCGGCCATACGTGATGCAACCACCGACACCTTGCGCGTCAGGTTTTACCACCGGTATGGGCACGCTGGTTGACCATTCAGCCCCACTTACATGGTGAAT